AATGGCTATTCAATTAACCTTAGAACAAATTAATACGTTTTTTAAAGGTAATACAATATGGACATCGGTCACAAATTATGGCTATCGATTATATACTTTGAATATGCTAAAAAGTCTCGTTCCATTTGGTCTTAATCGTACCGTTCTTCTTCTTTGTTTGGATCAACAATCTGCCGATTGGTTTCAAAGTAAAGGGTATAATGTAATTACTACCAATGAGACGCATGCGCGATTTTGTTCTTGGAATACTCCAGGTTATGAACAAATTTGTTATCTTAAACTGGAATGGATCTATCGGTTGTTATCACTTGGTAAAAATGTATTAATAATTGATGGTGATATTGTATTTTTAAGAAATCCAATGGATGATGTTCAACGATGGGATGCGAATACTCAATTTGATGGATGGATTCAAAATGATGCTCAAAGTGATCAAATTAAAAATAATCTTTGTACAGGTTACATTTATATTCGTTCTAGTCCAGATATGATTCGTTCTTATGATTGTGTATCCGAAATTGGAAAGCAAAAATATGAAACATGTGCCTTTGATAATAATGATCAGACGTATTTTAATAAATATGTAAACCCTTATTCTAGATTTATTCCACTACCATTAGATCAATATCCAAACGGTAAATATTTTTATGATCATGTAAAACGGATCAGACACAATGTAGTCATGGTACATTTTAATTGGGTAGAAGGTCATATGAAAATGGCAAAAATGAAAGAGCATAAATTATGGTTATTAACACCAACCGAGGAGATCTAATCCGTTATCTGAGTAAACTCTTTTACATAAGGCTGTGTTTCCAATTCTCCGTATGCTTGATCAGACAATGCTGGTTCTTTTTTATCACAACATATTACACAATAAAAACACGATTGTATAAAATTAAGGATTCCTTGTATCATTCTATTAACATATCATGATACAATAATAAATCATAAATTATTATGGATACATATGCTTCTCATGGCCCAATTCAGATATAGATGGCTGTTGAGCAGGTGTAAAACATGCCTTTTGACGATGCGTATTGTACTTCTCTTTATCCAAATCACGTGTCGGAATAAAGAAGTCAAATGGAGTCTCAAATGTTTCCTGTGGATTATGAAAGAGAGGTTGCCAGCGATTCCATCCCGTTGTACGAAGAGTACAGGGCGGATCTACCAAGCGAGCAAAAGTAAGAGGAACAACTTCGTCTTGAGCATGCTTCAGATTGGTACGATTATATCGATTGGTGTCGGGATGATACAATACTTGGTCCGCACGAACTTTACTTCCAAGACGATCAATACCCTTCAGATCTGATTCCACATCTGTTTTCCATTCTCCTTCCACCCATGAGGCACCACTTTTTTGAATACGTGTCGTCGCATCTACTGGAAAGGTTGTTGGACAATTAATTGCGGGAGCATTTAAATAGTAACGAGCCGCATAGGATGTAATTCGCATGTCATCCACTTGATGAAACGGATCATGCCGAAGACGAGTTAAAGCTTGTTGGGCACACGGAGCTGCCATTCTTCTTACGCTTTTTATAAAAAACTTTAATACTTTTCGGGACGAACACATACCTCATTTACCATCGGAGAGGGAGCCATTACCGCAGGATAGGCAATCATTTGATAAACCGGTAAGTGAACCGGTTGAACATCAATCTTAACCGCAACCTTAGTATTATCTCGGACAATTTCTGTTTGTTCACGGTGAAGTGGCTGATATTGCCGAGATTGACAAAACGTATTCGGGATATTAATACCTTTTAGGTCTGATTCCAAATCGACCATGTTACCTTTGATCAGACTAACTTCATTACCTCCCACAAGACCAAGAATATGACGTTGTGGTAAAGGGTGAACTTGTTGTGATGTTAGATCATCGTAATGTTGCGGATTTTCTTTTTTCTCCCAATGAGAGGATAATAACGGACCGTATGCTTCATTGATATTGCTAAGGTAGTGGGCCATACTAATCCATCCGATGTAAATTAATTCATAAAAATTGACCGAATTTTAAATCAGATGTGAACATTGTCATCACATTATGTCTCACATTATCATCTCTTTAGACGGAAACATCGGTGCCGGTAAATCCACGTTGCTTGCTGAAATTCGTAAATCCATCCCTGAACTTCACGTTGTTGATGAGCCGGTTGGTCAATGGACCGCACTTAAAAATGAAACTGGAAAGAATTTATTGGAACTCTTCTATGAAGATAAACGTCGTTGGGCGTATACCTTTCAAAATTGCGCCATTCTTACTCGATTAAAAAATATCAAAGAAGCGGTGGAATATCTTGATTCGAATGGAAAAGGTCAGCAAGTTATTCTTACCGAACGTTCTGTTCTTACTGATAAATATGTCTTTGCGCAAATGCTACGTGATGCAGGAGATATGGATGAATTAGAATGGGAACTATATGACAGCTGGTTCTCCATCTTTAGCAAACAACATCAGGTAAATGGTATCATTTATCTTTCCACGAGTTCCACGACTTCCAAAGAGCGCATTCATATTCGAAACCGTCAAGGAGAAGATCGAATTCAATTAGATTATCTCGATGCGCTTGATCTTCAACATAAAAAATGGATTGAATCTACATACATTCCTGTTCTTACACTTTCCACAGAACCGGGTGCTTCTCTGGAAAATAATTTACAGCAAATTAGGGATTTTATTCAACAACTCAAAATGCAGTTGTAAATGAACTATGTATGCTTCTCGATGGACGGAGAGATGCCTTTTTTGTTAACATCTCTTGACGTTCTCCTTCTTGTAATCGTTTGGCCTCATCTTCTTCCTTTTTCTCTTGAAGAAGAGCATCGCGTTGTTGACGACGCTGAAGATAACGTTCCCTTCGAGCTTCACGCTGAGCACGTCGTTCTGCGTCACGTTCTTCTTTTAATAAGAGATGTTGTCGTCGACGTTCCTCGCGAATCGCATTGCGTTCTTTTCGGCGTGTGTTACGTGTTATGCGCGCATTGTTACGTGCTTTTTTTGTATTCACGCGCGTATTGTTTCGTTCTTTGCGTAGGGCATTTCGCAGTTTACGAGTTTCATTACGCAAACGACGTCTTTCATTCCTCTGTCGTTGTTTCATACTTCGCAAATGCCGAAGCATACTTTTATGAGCACGACGTTGCTCCATCATATCCATCTTTGTGTCTTCATTCATTCTCCGTAATGAAACACGATGTTTATGAGTTGAATGTTCCATCTTCTACCGTATACTGATAAATTATCACAGGATTGATATAAATCGTGTAATAATAAATTAAATAAAACAACTTAGCAATTAACATCACGCAAGTAGGAGCGAGAGGGGATTCCTCCATGGATCCATCCTGACGCAGCAACTTCTGGAATCAAGTTCTTGGGATTCTGAACATTGTTCTTTAATACAGGAATCATCGGGGTGTATTGCTGAGAGAAGAATTGCTCTGTAACCGTGCCGCATTCCTTACCCATACGTACTTGTTCTGAATGAAGCAACAGACTCTCCACATCACGAGATGGGTTACCACCTTGCATAAAGGGGACCGTTAAGAAGGGACGAGCCTGTGGGCGAATCTGACAACGATTGTTCTTAAACGCAATTTGATTACGAAGGACAGAATCAGCATCAATAGAAGAATTGTTAAATCCATACCCTTCACGAGGATACATCAAAAGTTGTTCAGAGGCAACAGGGTTCACGCCGGTAGCTTTAGGTACAAGATTAGTAGTCTGATAACGTCCGGGTCCAACGGACTGTGCATAAAATGATTGAATTCCACAAAGGTCGTCTCGGGAATGAGTGAGGCGGTTAATCTCCATGATCTCTACACGAATGCGCTATAAAAAATATAGAATAAAACAAGAATGCATCGAAAAAAGTCTTTGAGTAGGTCATTGTGTCGTTGTATCAAACAAGTCCGAAAGACAGTTCGCTCCATAACAAATAAAGAAAAAGCGGCGATTGGTATCTGTGTTCATTCCGTATTACAAACAAAGGGGCGGACACTCAAACGATTTCGTTGTGGAAAGCATCCGTATCTTCGTACCCAAAAACGTTATCGTTTGGGCCGACAAGAAATGGATACTTCATCATAGATTTTTGAGAAGAACTCAAGATCGATTTGTTTTTCTTCCATGAATGGTTTTAGCATGTTAAATAAGTAGTTTTTATCCGAGATCATTCGTTCAAAATCAATAAATAAGGTTGGAATATCGTATTTCGTCATTACATAAATATAATTTGATATCATTTCATGATAAAAATCTAATTGTTCCTCTTCTGTTGTCGCATTCCATAATCCACCTCCTCGATTCACTCCATTTCGCGCACGACTTTTGGCAGATGCGATATATTCACGTATGGGAATGATAACATGTTTAATTTTAATATTTTTATCTAATTTAATTTGTTCAATGTCCCGTAAAAACGTAGGATTTTTAAGAACATCAAAACGATCCGTAAAGACTCGTTCCATTCCCGCATTACAATTTGGCATCACGTATTTTTTATAATTTTCTTCATTAAACCCTGTATTAAATCCAAGAAATGTAAATAATTTAATTAAAAAAGTAGTTCCACAGCGCCCTGTTCCAGTAATGAATATCTTCTCCATTCTATTTTAATAATATGTTGTATTGTTAAAATAGCTATAATAATATACTTATTCTCCCAAATTTAACCAAGGCAATGAGCTTCCATCTGAACCAGCCGCACATGCTGCCCGTCCACCTTCCTTACATGTCTTTCCAGGAATCTTATATAACCAATCTGCAAACGAACCCTGATCATTTGGTACAGTTGTGGAGGGTTGTGTGACATATTGACGCTGATTTTGATTCTTTCCAAACACATCCGTCGGATCAGAAAACCATTGAACTCGGAAGAAATCATCCATGGTCTGTTTCACAGTTGGATTACCAACCGTTGCTGCTTCAGGACGATCTGGATTGTATTTGATCTCATCCAATAATACATTCATAAACAAATTACGTGAAGTGGGTGGAGTGTAATCAGGAAGAGATGAACCAGCATAAGGAGCTGCATCCACTTCTGCCATACCAATTGGTTCAGCCACTGGCTGGACACTTCCTTTTGTAGAGCCACCATTTACAAAATGTTCCTTGATAGGTGAATCATAACCACTCGGATCAACTGTAACTGTATAGGGTAATTCATGATAATCATCTTTTTTGTTTAAGGAATGTCCTACATCATGTTTATCATTATGAGAATATTCGGTCATTTTATGTGGCGATGTCATTACAATCGTGAATGCGGTGATCATACCAAATAACACCGCTACAGCTAATGCTGGTAAACCAGCAACGGAACTAGCAATTAATCCTAAAAAGAGTGATAATAATACGATCCGGGCAATAAAGTTTCCCATAGAATGTTCACATGTAGGCCGGTATTGTAAACTTAAATTTTGAAAAAGGACCGATGGACTGGTCCAGAATGGGGGTTCACATTCTTTCTTCTTCTCACTCATTCCTAAACCTTATCGACTTTATTTCTTACCATTGTTTGCAGCCTGTTTCTTCTTTTCTAGCTTCTTACGTAATCGATCGCGGGCAGTAGCCAAACGAGCGCTTCCTTCTTTTCCAGCGGCACGAGCAATATCCATATCCTCCATACCGAAAGCACTCTTGATTCCGCTCATCATATCCACAAAACTAGAATTACCCGCAAATTCTTTCATTAACTCCTCTGCTTCGCGCGCAATCTCTTGTGGTCGAATCGCACCCGATTGAACTTTCTGTTGAAGACGCTTTCCAATCTTTGCAATGGTTCGCTGAATGATTCCTGGGTTATTCGAAAAAGTAGAAATAAGAATATTAAATGCCCGGGACGGGTCTTTTTCACAATCTTTTAACATTTCCGGTGAAATACCCAAATCTTCGGGTGTAATGTCCTTCACCATTTCTTGTGCTAATCTCGCAAGATGTCCCTTCAGGAATCGCTCAGGGAGCTTAGGAAATCCGTTCTCAAACATTCCTTTCAAATCAGGTACACCCTTTTCATCTGGAGCATTTGTACCATCGGATGGTTGAAAAAACTTCATAAACTTACCAATAATGGATGAAAAATCAACACTTTCTAGTTTTTTCTTCATCTCCTTCATCGCATCTTCCATCCATTCAGGTTTGGCATCGCCGAATCCTGCTTCCATGAAGCAACAGATTGAAAGAATTCGAACATGTTCCCAAACTGCCTTCTTTGAAGCATCGGACAATGATGTCCAAACAGCATCTGATACATTCACGCCTGGTAAAATTGTACCAGGATTTGTACTATGATCTTCTGAATCACCCCCTCCAAGGGTATTTGTTACTTTAACTTCTTCTTGAAAACGTTTTAACCGACTATCGGCATCTAAAGCACTTGCCGCTTGAATCTGCGCCGTATATTCGGGAAGGGCGCCCAAAACATCCTCCACAAATTCATTATATTTCGTTTGAAAGACTGATGGCTCCGTATTCGATGCTTCAGCCATATTTATTCTTCTTATGCGTTACGAAAAACCCTTTAAATTAACTCGCAGTAGCCTTTTCTGCGAGTACACACAACACTTTCAAGTATTGCCAAATCACATCCTGGTTGTTCTGACCCATCGTATCCCAGTATTTGTCAAAAATGGAAAGTGCCGAAATCATTTCATTGAATTGCGTAGAGATCTTGTGTTGAGCGATTTGTCGAAATAAAAGAGCATTGCGTTCATAAATGGCTTGACCACAATCTTTGTAGACGTGTTCAATAAAAAGATCCAAAACGAGGCGAGGATTAATTTTGCGTGCTCCCTTAACTGCTTCCGTTGCCATCTTAATTTCCTTATCATCCGGAAAGGTCTGACACATCTCGTCAAATAGATTTACAAGTTGTGTGTTAAATGCACTCAATATCGACATTTACTACTGTTCATATCGAGCAATTTGCTTTAGATTGTTATTGACGATTAATACGTTGTGGCATACCGACATCACGATTTTTCATAAACATCTCCATTTGCTGGTCTAACATCTCTTCCTTTTTGCTTCTCTTTTCATTGGTATTGGTTGTCTGAAAACTAGATGCCTCTCGAGTACTCACTGCGTCACTTCCACCGAGAAAGGTAAAGTTATGTTGCATGGTCATTCCTCCATTTCCCTGAGCAGATGTATCCGCTCCGATGAATGAATATTGATCGCCGTATCCTCCGCCCATTTCCATATCCAAATAGGGTTCCGGTTCAACAGGACCGGGTGCTGCTCCGCCACCTCCTCCATTTTTCTTACCACCGCCATCTTTCATTTTGCGCTCATACAACCAATTCATGACGTCGCTATTGGTACGTGGTTCAGGTTCACCTGAAATAACAAGTGTCGGAGTTTGCTTCAGCCAGCTAGGAAGTGCGGGGCGATTCGGACCCGGATCTACACAAATGAATCGGAATTCTTGGTGATAATTGGTTTTAGAAATTTCTTCAAGAAAGGCTTTTGACCATTCGCACCGATTGGAATAGAAGCAAATATGTATGGGGGCCGGGCGACTCATCCTTTTCTTCTGTACGAACGAATCATAAACAGCTTGAACGCAAATGATAAAATTGATGAAATGGAGTTCGGAAGGTAGGGTAGAGTCCTCCACGATGAAGTTCTTAAACGTCCGACAAACCGATGATCGCACCTACCAGTTTACTTTGGCAGACAGTCATGTAACCTATGCCAATACCCTCCGTCGTCTGATGTTGACCGGTGTGGAAACCGTTGCATTTCGTTCTGATATGACCGCTACGGGATCGACAACGGACGTTCTCGTCAAGCGAAACGACACTCCCATGACAAATGAAATGTTAGCAGACCGTATTGGTCTTCTTCCTATTCATGTAACCAATCCCAATGAATGGAATAGTAAAAAATACCTCTTTACTTTGAATGTTGCTGGTGAAAAAGATACGGTTCGCTATGTAAAGTCAGAAGACTTTATCATTACTGATATTTCGAATATTGGTCCGTCCGATGAAAATGTAGAAGAAAAAACGGAGGTTGGAAAACGCGTTCCGACCGAGTTATTCTTCCCACGTAACCCCTTAACGAATGATACCTGTCTCATTGCAACTCTTCAGCCAGGTTCCGGCGCAAATCAACAACGAATTGAAATTGAAGCCGTGGCATCGAAAGGTACGGGTCGAGAGCATGCTCGATTTAGTTCCGTATCACAGTGTTCTTATGAATATACACCGGATGACAATCCGCAACGAATTCAAGAATTGTTTATGCAGTGGTTGACTGTGACGAAGAAAGTGAGCAACCCAGACAAGGCATCCGAACGATACGCAGAACTACAGCGTGAATTCAATACCATGCAAATTAAGCGTTGTTTTAAAATTAATGAACGAGGTGAACCGTTCAGTTTTGACTTCACTGTGGAGACAGTTGGTGTTCTCGATGTGAAGTATATCGTAAATCGCGCATGTGAAGTGGGAGAGAACATGTGCGGACGATATGTCAATCTTCACGAAGGTGATCTTCCGGATGAAATCACGCTGACTCCTGCGGATGCTCGTGTGATTGGTTTTGACTTCTTGTTTCGTGGTCATGATCACACTCTCGGTAATCTTCTTCAAACATGGTTGGTGGAGCATCATATTGAAGGTGATGCCAAACCAGCCATTACCTATGCTGGATACTCTGTTCCTCATCCTCTTCGCGATGAGATGGTTCTTCGAATTGGTGTAAAAGATGGAAAGGAGGCTACTGCTCGCGCAGCGGTTGCTGCGGCAGCACGTGGATGTGCAGGATGGTTTCAACAACTTCGCGCAGAATGGAATCTATCAATTGGTAAACCACTTGGTGTACAGGATGGTGTAGCTCGTAAGAAAGTTCGCGTTGCTCCTCAACAAGCTCCGTCTCGCGTCGGTTAAGAATTCAATATACTTTGTCTATCTTTCATTAATTGAATTTCATCATAAATAAAATCAATAATTTCGGACTGATATTCCCATTCTGATTCATCGATTGTCCATATTTTTTGTTTCCATGATTCATATAATTGTCTATATTTTGTTTCATATTGAGGCTTTGTTTGTAGGAATCGTTTTACGATACATAATATGATTCGTATCATCTGTTTTCCATTCATCTTTATCATATTCGAATCATTAAACGACTGTATCCATTCCATTAACTGAACATGAAACAGTTCATCCCAATCAATATGAAGATCGGTTCGATCATCGATCGCGATCTTGATCGGAGTTTTACTTCGAAGAATTTGATCGATGTTCAATTTGGTGAGTTCCAAGAGGTTCTGATCTTGAATTTTGATCACTCGAGTTGGATCTTGAATAACAGAGATCAGATCCGTTTTGTCTTCATGATCGATCGATGGAAGTTCAGGAAGTGAAGGAGTAGGATAAGGCAACATAACATCCGATAATAATAACGGAATGGTAGAATCAAATGGGAGTGGAATATTATTCGTAAAATAACTTTTCATAAACTGTCCAAATGGAAGAGTAAACCATCTAGCACCAATTACTTGTATTAATTTTTTCCATATTCTACCATAATAGGATAATGTTGAATCATATGATTCATTAAAGGCATTTCGGTTATTTTGCTCAATATCTTCTTCACGATCCTGCCAATCATCCATCCATTGAAATAAAATCCCTAGATGATTTCCCCACGAGCGCCATGCGTGTATATCTAGATTTGTACATACTGCAACTGTTTCCGTAACCAATTCAAATAATACACCTGTTTTCAAAGAAGCTAGTTCAATCAATGTACCCTTCTTTTCTAGATCGTATGATTGACCTACCACAAGACGCTGAAGTTGATTGAGTAGAACATGTTCCCATTCTGAAAGAGAGACATGTTCTGGTTTGTTTTCATTCCATATAAGATAGACCATGTACATTACATCGTGAAAGAGTAATAATGCTTTCTTATTTGTATATTTCAAATGAAGAGTCATACGTCCTCTTCGAGTTGGAGCATTATCCATCCACGGAGTATCATCGAGAATCAAACTCGCAGTATGAATACATTCAATCGCAAAGGCGAGTTCATATTTAACGGGTATATCCGGAGATAAATAGGACCATAATTCACAGAATAATTTGGCGCGAATTTCTTTTCCACCTGTGAACAAATACTCCCATGAGTCTTTGGCAATGTCTTGTGGATGAGTTTTATACCAATATTGTTGCCATTTATGATGAATCTGTGGTCGATGAATCTCCCATAGCATTCCGTACTAATCCTAGGCAGTTTTGTCGTTCTTCATAAATTACACATCTAATGTTCGTCCATCTTCCGCAAAGTGGCACCGTACTCCCAGTGTAGTTACTTCGTGAATTCGAGCTCCGCATCGCGCGATATATTTCGCAAACGCAGTTTCTGCCGAGCTATGGTTATCAATCGAATATGGATTCCAACTTTTTAAATAAAACGCTCGAATGGCATAACACCCAAGAACAATATGACTTTTATCCCATTCAAGACGGTCAACATTATAAAATTTCACATAGGCATCATCCTGATCTTCATAATGAAGTAACTGATCAAACAACTCGGAAGAAGTGACTCGATATCGTCCTGTTAGTTTAATGATCCAATCCGTTGCTTGAATGGAGAGCTGATCTATTACTGAATGGAGATCTAATAGTTCATTCACACCCTTGCTTTTGAAGGAAAGTCGATTATGATCCGTATAAAAAACAGGAACACACTTTCCAGCATGTGTGAATTGATCTAAACAGGTTGGGCGGGATCCATTATTCTCCACAATGATTGGTTGAATCTCAGAAGGTAGATGTGTCAATGTTTCAGTAATCGCAGAGATATATTCTTTCTCTCGATTTACATTCATAGTAAATCGATTTGTAGTAAGTGAAGCAGTAAGAATCAAATAGATCATCCTATGGATGATGTCTTTCATTCATTTTAGGTTAGCAACCACTTTTTTAAAACGAGCATACGCCATCCGATTACATACAATGGAAGTGTGAAAGTGTTTATGAAGATTTCCTTTATTGGAAAAAGAATTATGACAGAATCGACATTCGGTTGGTTTACCTTCTGTCGCAACCGTTTCTGCGAGTAACTCGTCCATATAAATATGAATTGATGGAGGGTTATGATAATATTCTTCTTTATTGGGAAGCGTTTCCCAACTCGCACACATCGGTGTAATTTTTAGATGAGTTTGAAGTTGAGAATAAGTTGGAAACGTGCGAAAACACGCGTCACATGGAAATTCGCGTGGAGAAATGGGACGTTTTTCTACTTTTGGAGTTGGAGGATTAGATTGATGAACTAGTTTTTCAAGAGGAGGAACATCAAGTGTTAATATTCGACTTGTTTTTTCTTCATTTTCTAATGAGATCATTGGCGTAATTACTTGATTTGTACGAGGAGCTGTTTTTGAAGAAAGACTTGTGAGAAGCGTATATAATTTTTTATATTCAGCATCTTCTGTGCTCATTAGATAAATGTACGCATTGTGATTTTAAATGCGTTTAATCAACTTCCTCTACCTTCGGACCCGCCGTCTTTACACCAGAACCCATTTGGACACCTGCGCCATCTGCTCCAGGAGAACCTGCGTTCTCATACATCTTAGTCATAATTGGTCGAATCTTTTCCTCATATGACTTCTGCTTCTCATCATACTCCGCCTTCTCTGCGTCTTGATGTGCATCCAACCAATCAATTCCTTCTTGAACCCATGACTCAACCTCCTTTACAGTATCTGCTCCAAGAGCTTCTTTCACTTTATCTTCACGAACTGCGTTACGAGTATTGTATAAGTATGCTTCCAACTGGTTCTTAGCATCCACACGCTCCATTCGCACCTTATCCTCTGCTGCATGTTTCTCTGCCTCTTGAACCAATCGCTCAATATCTTCTTTACTCAAACGACCCTTATCATTGGTAATCGTAATCTTATTCGACTTACCAGTCGATTTCTCTGCGGCAGACACATTCAAAATACCATTCGCATCAACATCAAAGGATACTTCGATCTGCGGAACACCGCGAGGCATCGGTGGAATGCCTTCCAACTTGAATTCACCAAGACGATTACAATCACGAGTAAATTGGCGTTCACCTTCGTACACTTGAATCAATACACCAGGCTGATTATCCGCATACGTCGAAAAGGTTTGCGCTTTCTTACAAGGAACCGTCGTATTGCGCTTGATCAACGGAGTCATCACACCACCCGCTGTCTCCAATCCAAGAGACAACGGAGCAACATCGAGCAAGATCAAATCGGAAGTACGATCTGTAGTATGCTTACCTGCTGTCAAAATATGGGCCTGAACGGCGGCACCATATGCGACCGCTTCATCTGGATGAACCGAATCATTCAACTTCTTTCCATTGAAGAAATTGCTGACCAATTCTCGAATCTTCGGAATACGAGTGGAACCACCCACCATGACGACCTCATGAATGTCTGTTTTCGACATCTCCGCATCACGCAATACTTGTTCTAGCGGAGCAATGGTGCGACGAAATGCGGATTCGCAAAGTGCCTCGAACTTCGCACGAGTGAACACAATATTGAAATCAATACCATTCGCCAACGCATCCACTTCAATATTGGCCTGAGTGGATGTACTTAGACTACGCTTCGCACGCTCGCAAGCAGTTCGAAGACGACGAAGAGCACGATCATTTCCCTTGATGACGGAACCCTTATTCTTCTTTTCAAACTCTTGGACACACCAGTCCACCATGGCACTGTCAAAGTCCTCGCCGCCAAGATGGGTGTCTCCTGCGGTGGCCTTTACCTCAAATACACCATCATCAATGGTGATCAATGAAACGTCGTGCGTTCCCAATTATGTTACCGTATTGGCTCTTTATCCAATACCTCTCATATTTTCATATGAGTTCAGACTATATCTTATAGAGTTTTTTCTAAAATGGAATCTTTCATTTTTTGTAGGCTTTTTGGAAATACAACATGATACGTATAATTATTTTTTGTACACCACTCCTTTGCGCTAGATTCTTTTGCTCCAAATTTGCCAGATTCTACTTGTTTTACATGCCAGCAATGATTATCTTTCATTTCAATCAATAATTTATAATCAGGGAGTTCAAAATCAACACGATATATATGTGTGCGGTCATTAAAAGTATATTCAATCTTTGGGCCATTTTTAATATTAATATGATGTTCTTCACACCATTCGATAAATCGTCTTTCTGGAATACTTTGCCACATTATTGTAGAACCATCTTTACATTTATATTTTCTAAGACAGAATACTTTATTTGTAAAGGAACAATTTGAACATAGTAATTTATAATGATTTTTAATTACTTCCATATCACGATGAATAAATACATCGTCACAATTATCACATTTGAATTTCAGATACAATGGTTTCTCTACCGTGCCATCCGTTTTGTGAATCAGCATAGGTGTATATCGTGATTGATTATAAATGCGATAGGTTGGAAAATAATTCCATTCAGAAATATTTCTGAATTTATCATTATTAATACTAATAATTCTATTTCTAAATCTTTCAAAATCATCATTTGTCAAATGATATAAGAAATATTTTTCCTTAAAATCTTCTTCTTCATTTTCCCAATCTGCCATAGATTTTTCTAGATATTTATCTACTGATAATGTTTTAACCTTTACTATTTCTTCTTTAACATATGATCCATATATTACATTTGAAGCATTCTCTTTCATAAAATTACGATGAGTATTACATTTAGTAGCTTCCTTATTTTTACATGCGTCACAGCCTGTGATTTCTTTATTTACTTTTCGCATATATAAATTTAATGTAATTTCCTGCTCAGATGTACATGTATGACATTTGTATTTTACAGTATAGGTATTATTCCGAGAAATTGGCGTTGAATCAATAATTAATTTAAAAATGGGCTCTTTTGTATTTGAATACAGAGATGTTATTTTTTTAATAGAACACCTGTCTTTTAATATTAAATCATTTGTTATTTTATTACGTATATGTATTATATTTGAAAAATAGTTTGATTCCATATTGTCTATCTATCATAGGTACATCCTATCCTTTTAAGCTCCATATCCGGTGGAACCTATGATGATTAAAACTCTATCTGTGTACTCGTGGGTATAATTACCTAGTCGTTGAACCTTTCCTTACGGACTCGGCTGCTGATTGCCCAATTCTATCATTTTTCAAACCTTCACGCTCACAACCATTAAGGTTGTCACGTTGTGGTATGATAGACTCTAAGGGGTTTCCAGCAATTCACACAGTATATTAACGTGGAGGCAGATTACGCAGCACAACATGCGTTCAGTTTACCACCACAATCAAAAATAATCACATTCTGCTCGCCCGTTTTCTTCTTGTCCAATCCATAGGCCAGCGCAGCGGCAGTAGGCTCATTGATAATGCGCAGAACATTCAATCCGGCGATGATACCCGCATCCTTCGTCGCCTGACGCTGAGAATCATTGAAATATGCAGGAACAGTAATAACCGCATCTTTCACCTCGCTGCCAAGATAGGCCTCGGCAGTCTGCTTCATCTTGGTCAGAACCATGGCGGAAATCTCTTCTGGTAGAAATGTTTTCTGCTCTCCCTTGTATTCTAATGTAATTTGTGTT